CCTAGAATCATGCTAATAATAGACGCATTATGATTGTGTTGCCTGATAGCAGCAGCAATCATAACCTCAACTTCCTCCTTAGAGACAGGGTGGGATGGTTTGATCTCCTCAAATCTATGTGCCATTAGATTAGTAATTTGTACCTGCTTGACTATATGTATTCATTATACATAAGTCTGTGAATTTGTCTATGTGCCTTTCAAGACATCACATCTTGTAAGATTCTTCTGTACTAATCTTAACAGGTCCTTGTTCAATTCTAATTGTTTGTGCAGGTGCAGTTTGTGCTGCCTTTTCAATTAATCTTTCCATTTGTTCTTTAGTTACACCACCACCAGCAGCACCATTAGCACCTTTCTTAGCAGTTTGAACACCAAATGTGGCTAAAACTCCGGTGAAGACACTGGCGATGAAAGTTGGATCTAGTTTTTGTTCTGGAATACCAAGTGCTGGTGGAAGTTTGATATACGCCAACGTGAGTATTCCCCCAGACCAGATAAGAATACCAAGGCGGACAAAAGTAGACAAAATTGCAAGTTGTTCTTCCTTATCATCTGTTGCCTCCTTTAATTTAGAAAATATACCTTTCTTTTTTGTTCCCTCTTCCTTAACATCCTTTACTTCATCTGGCATTTTAAGAAAGCAGCTAATAATATTTAGAAAAAAAGGGACCTAATTAGGTCCCTGATCCTTGAAATGCTGGTGTCATTAATCCACCATCTGATCCATCATCATCTTCATCTTTGCTAGCAAGAGCAAGCATAAGGAAGTATGGTGTGATGATAAACACCAATGTTTGTAACAGTGTCCAGTCGTAAGTCATGAGTCTCTAACTGCTGCACCAATAGGAATAAGCAACAGCAATGCTACTGCTATGAATCCCATCACCAGATACCAGGAATGATTTGACCTGATACTGCATATGATCCCATTGCTGCAACTACACCAAGCATAGCTGCCCAACCATTAATGCGTTCTGCTTTTTCGTTCATTGTTTTTACCCTTGAATAGATGTTTTTAAAAGTGCTTTTGAATAGTCTAGTTTTGAACTTGGTGTATTTTCATAGGTAGAGGAATCACCATATGTTTTGTGATCACTATACCCAACCATTGCTCCTTTGGTGCGTTGTAGTGCAGGCATAAAAGCAATGAAGAAGAATACCCCAGGTGCTCCAATAATAAGTGCTGCTCCAAAGATGTATCCTGCAAGGAATTCAGCAATGGTGTGATTAGCAGCCCAGGCAAACTCAGTTTGCGTCAAGAGTTCAATCATTAGATAAGTGCTGTATCCTCAAAGAATACCAAAGAAAAAGTTGCCAGTCAAGGCATATGAGGCAATGCCACAAATAAAACCGACCATTGCAGTACGACCATTCAGTTTTTCTGCCTTCTCAGCATGGGTTTCATATCCATAGCGCTCAGCAGCGGTTTGGTCAATATACATGCGTGGTTCCTTGGCCCACAGATTTTGTTGTCCAAGGTCATTTGATGTTACAGTCATTTACCTAATGTAATGATTCTTTACATACTATATATCATTTCTAAAGTTTTGTCAAGACATATTTTCTTAAGATTTCAATCTGAGGACATGGACTTACAAGTATCAGGGTTTTGTCTACAGTATTGCTTGACATACCCATGCACATCTACCTCTATGGCATGATGAGTATGTTCATGAAGCACTCCAATAAAAACTAAAATACCCACTAACATCAAATTGATATGGGTAACTGGGGAAAGCAGAATTTTTTTCATAAAAAAAGGGGTGCCGTCGCACCCCAGTATAGCATCTAGATATTGATTTTCTATCAGATCAGAAGTTGTACTTCACACCCAGTTTGCCACCCAGACCAAAGTCATCTTCATCATCAGCAGTCAGGAAGGAAACTTCACCATATACTCCCAGGTTATCACTAACAGGCAGTCCAAGACCAGCCTTGCCAGAGAATTGGGTATCAGACTCTTCGCCATCAACTGCTACAATCGCAGGACCTGCCTGGACATAGTATGAAGCAGAATCACCCAGATTGCCTTCATAACCTACGTGAAGGTCAGTGGTGGCACCAGAATAATCATCACCTACCCAACCTGCATTGGTTTCTACGTTAACGTAGGGTCCTGCAATAGCAGCACCAGCAAACAGGGGAGCAGCAGCAATTGTAGCGAGAACAGATTTGATCATTAGAATTTACCTCGTAATTTTTACTTGTGGAATGGTTACCCACAGATGAAAAGAACCTCGACAAGGTTCTGTTTGTATCCTTTTATTACTTTAATTACTGAAAGACAAAAGGTTAAGTATTTATACTAGCAGAATTATGGAGGTCTGTCAAGTGTGTTGGGTAATCACCCCTTATTACCTGAAGACTCTGCGACTCTACCCAGATATGGGTCATAGTCCATAATCTCCTGGATGGACTGCTGAGCACCAGTCTGTGCCCAGTAGTTCATTTGAGCATCATAGTTCCCTTTGTGGAATGCGTCAATGTGCTCAGGGTGGATACTGGAACCCAGTTCAATGCGATAAAGAAGAAGAGGAACAGCATAGGTGTTGCCTGAATTATAGATAAGATCATCTGCTACTGGCCTTGGTCTGACTCCATTATCTAGTTTAAACTTGTCACCTCTGCAATGCAGATTGATAAGTTTCTTCGCATGATGTCTAGTAATCAGATAGCAAGCAGTAGAAAATTCATTCACAAATCTCTTGTGGATTTTAGTAAAGATATCTCCTGTACTGATAATAGCAATCTGAACGACATCCCAATCATAGGGCAATTTTGCTGTGACGTCTTTCCATGTAAAGTTCCAATACTTTACTGTGTCCAAACAACAATCATCTTCCATCATAATTGCATATGGTTCATCTGTCTCCTCATAAAACTTTTTAATAGCTTTAAGGTGTGAAGTGGTACAACCAACTTCACCAGGAGTCATGAAATCAGGATATCTTCCTTTAAGAATATGTCCTAAGTCATCATCTCTACCATCAAAGGCAGAGATTCTTTCATAGTTATTGATTTCCCAATACTTATACTGGTCCTGCATGTATTGCCATCTTTCTGGTTGTCCATCAAGATTGATGCAATAAATGGGAGCAGTGCCTTGCAATTTGTATGCTGCTTTATTTTTATCCATCAGTAAACTTTCTCCCATTCAAATCTAATAAAGTCAGTTGACCACTTACCAGTTCTCTTTCTCTCTTCAAAAAGATTTCTATTTGGATGATTGAACTTTTCATTATCAATCACCTCTGCCTCATCAATATAATCAAGAGGGAGTTGAGTAATCATGATGTTAATTTTACCTTGTGATCTCCACCAGAATGATGGATCAGTATATCCATACTGTCCCACAAGATCTTCTTCACACCCACCAATGTTCCAATAGTCTTCTTTACGAATAATACAGATGGCAGGATGAGGATCACCATGCTTAGGGTGATTTGGATTTTTAGTTCTGCGTGTGAATTTGTATGCATTATGTCCACCAAGATTTGCAAGTTGCAGCATACCCTCAGCAGTCTCCTGTGGGACAAAACAATCCATATCCAGGATCATCATCCATTCAGTCTCACACTCCTGTGCAGAGAGGTTTCTAACCCCTGCTATGTTCCATTTAATATCTTCCTTGACCCTTAGGATAGAAAGATCAAGTTCAGAAAGATCTTCATCTTTAAGAACTTCTGTAGCAGGAACTTTACTGCCATCATCAATGATACAGAAAGAATATTGGTCTCTTATTTCTTTCCTCCATGCTTTCCAAGATTCAACTTGTTCAATCAGAATATCACTCTGATTGTAAAATGAAAGGTTAATAGTAATTTTTTTCATTTTAAATTTTTCTTAATCCAATCAACAACTTTAATACTCCACTTCCACCCAAGAGTTTCTTGAACCTTATCAATATTTGCTCTGGAGTGCATGACCTCACCCTGTCTAGCAGGAATTTTAATTTGATAATCAGAAACTAAATCAGCAATAGTTTGGATTTCAGTGCCTTCACCAGTTCCAACATTGAAAACTTCACCATAAGTTTCAAGTTCTCTTTGGGAAGCAAGAATGTTGGCATATACCACATCAGATACATGAACAAAGTCTCTTGTTTGATATCCAGGTTCTACGATTGTGAGTGGCTCTTTGTTTTCTTTCTGTCTCTTGAAGATAGACATAACAGGAGCGTATTGTCCTGACTGATGTTGTCCCTCACCATATACATTAAAGTATCTGAAGACAACTGTCTTAAGACCATAAAGTTTATAGTACATTTTAAACAACATTTCACCAGAATACTTTGAGATTGAATAAGTATTCAGGCAATCAACAGAGTTTGTTTCATAATTGGGATTGAACATTGTATTGCCATACACAGCACATGTGGATGAGAACACAGCCCTATCTACATTATGAATTCTACAACACTCCAATACATTCATAGTTGACAACATATTGTTTGCCATACTCTCATTGGGTTTCTCAACACAATATGAGATAGCAACCTCTGCTGCCATGTGAAATACATTGTTCACACTATCAAAAAGATGAACATACTTTGTGTAGTTTTCAATCAAGTCAACAAGATAATATGTTGCTTTAGGATTTGGATTATGGTGATGAACTCTATCCAACACAATAACTTCATGTCCTAAGTCAACTAATCTATTAACAAGATGAGTTCCAATAAATCCACATCCACCAGTTACAATACTTCTAATCATAATTCATAGTTATCTGTTGACATTGAAAGACATTCAACTGGAGAAACCATCTTATTAAATTTCATATTACAATTGTCCCACATTTGTTTATATGTGACATTGTGCCAACAAGATTCCCAGACCAGTGGAAGAACCACACCTTCTTCAAAATATCCACTGTGTAGTGCTATGATATTTGTCTTATGACAATCATACAGGGGAAGAGGGAATGTCTTGATATTATATATCTTGAACATCAGAGACAGTATAGACTGATCATTCTGATGTTTGATGAAATGAACACTCTCTTTACCAGTTGATGGAGAATAGTCCATCAATCTAATTATACTCCATGTGTCAAATAATTCTTGGAAAAACTTAACTGTATAATCATTCTTTTTCACTAAGAAGATACCACCATATGCTTGATTGGTGTCCCAATATAGTGAATCAGTAATGTTGAAGTGTTCATACAAATCATTCTTAGTGAACAGTCTTTCTAACCAGAACTCACTATGAAATCCTACTATTCCTTTCTCTGAATTGTTGGCAAGATTATAAAGATTCTCTACACCATCTTCTTTTAAATCTTTTATATCACTATCAATCCAAAAGATGACATCACCATCATCACACTCCTGAAGACCTTTATGCATCAAGTATGCCTTTGCTGCCCAAGGAAAGATGCGATTGTCATCAAACAATGATTGATGTTGTTTGATATAGTCTGGATCAACATCAGATAGATTGAATACTTTTACTTCATCAATGATAGGATACTTCTCAATCTTCTCCTTGAATGCTTTCATATTAACTTCTCTTTCCCTATGCCTATCAGCAAAGGTAAAGACTTTATATTTACCTTCCTTTACTGATGGTCTCATCTCATTACCACCAGAGAGAATTTTATCCCTATTTTCAGGGTTTCTATAGTAGTAATTTGTAGTTACATCAAAAAAGTATGGGAGATATTTTTTTACAGATTCAAAAGATTTTGACATTTTCTATATCAGGATTATAAGATGATAAGGTGTATATTGAGAATTCTACTTTGTTATAGAATTTAAATAATCGTGTGTAATCGTCCTTGATTGACTGACATTGCTTCTTTTCAACCTCATAGTCATGTTTCTGTGGGACCAAATATTCTTTTTCATAAAAATCAAGACCAAAGATATTTACCTTGTCTGCATTATAGTAGTTGATGGCAAGCATAATACCCCATGCTAGAGAACCTCTAACACATCCATGTGGCCATACACCTGGATAACTATCCCCCTGCTTGAGTTTACCACTCAGATGAGCATATTTGTAGTCCTCTACACACTCTGAAGGGAAGCAACTAAAATTACCTTGAGCAGGACAATCTCTATCTGTACCAGAACCAGGAGGAAAGACTGTATTATATTTGTTCTTAACATTATGGTCTGTCTCAATACCTCTAATTAAAGATGACAAATCTCCAATGCAAGGTGTACAAATAAGTGTAAGATCTTTTCCAGTAATGAACTTAGAAACTTCAGGCACTTTGTAATATTCGCATGGGTTTCTAGGCGATTGCCACCACTCATTAATCAAAATTACATCAGTACAATCAGATTCAAATTTATCAAGTTTTTTGAGAGATTCACCTCTTCCCAAAATAGTAACTTCCATCTATCCTCCAAAAATTAATCTATGTGAGTCATCATCAAAATGCTGAGTAGAAAATTCAAACAACTCAGTATCCTCTAAAGCAATGAGTCTATGTCTTGTGCCTCTTGGCAAATCAACCTTATCACCACGTGACAAAATTATACTCTCTGAGTCCTCAATAGAATCTCCTTGAGAGTATAATAATTTAATTGATCCTGATTGTATGTAAAAGGTTTCTCTTTTTAATTTGTGAAAATGCCATGAGGACATTTTACCTTTAATAATAAAAAGCAACTTACCACAATATTCTTCATTGTTAGCAATCCACTTTTCATACCCCCATACTTTTGGAACAAACTTAACTAAAGAAGTGTCCATCAGTTACAGCTCTGTCATCTACGTAGTAATCAGCATTAGGTTTGCCAAGTCTTAGTTCTTGATACTTACATCCCCAACCTTTCAATTGGTTTTCTGTAAAGTTGAACATATTATTATATTCAACATCAATATCAGAACTACTAACACCAAAACTGGGATCCCATTTACTGGCACCCCTAGCAGTCATGTATATTATGTAGTGACCTTCATCAAACAGTTTATTGACCTGAATGATTCTATGTACCATAGGTTCAGCTTGTTCATACTTTCCCCAAGTATTGGTGCATATGGTGCCATCAATATCAAAGCAATAGATTTTTCTATCCATTATTCCTGAGTTTTTTCATGATGGGGATTTCACTATCATACACCTTTTTCACACCATCTCCAAGCATTCTGGAAACAATATTAATTTGTCTTACAAGTTCCTTACTATTCTCAATGGATGCTGCTTGATCTGTGCCAAATTGTGTTCTACTATCAGTGATATGAAATTCAATGCACTGCGATCCAAGAGCAGCTGCAGCAAGACTAGCATCAAAACCACTATAATGATTTGAAAATCCTGCTTTAATATTAGGATACTTTTTCTGAAGAGTCTTAATATAATTAAGATTTAACTCTTCAATAATAGAAGGATATGTGCTAGTGCAGGCAAGAATATACTTAAGACTATCACCCAATGCCACTACAGCAGCATCAACCTGTTCAGGGGTACACATACCTGTTGATAGGATGGTAGGTTTTCCTGTAGCAGCAAGTTTTTTCAAGAAGGAAATATCAGTTGCAAGTGCTGATGCTACTTTATGATAGTCAACTTCAACATTTAGTTCAATGTCATCAACACTCTGTTCATCCCAACAGGAGACAATAAAATCCATCCCCAACATCTTTGTATAGTCACGCAAGTTTTGATATTGCTCCACACTAAATTCAATTTTCCATTTGTATTCAAGATAAGTCATCTCACCCCAAGGTGTTTCTCTAATCTTATTCTTTTGATCCTCAGGGACACAAAGATCAGGATTTCTTTTTTGGAATTTTACAGCATGACAACCAGAACGATGTGCTTGATCAATCAATTTTCTAGCATGATTTTCAGAACCATTGTGATTGATTCCAATTTCAGCAATTACATAAACATTTTGCATAAACCTACACCTAACTTTTAAATTATACTATAATACTATTATTTTTTCAACATATACTCTTTCATTACTAAA